GTAGAAGACACAAACTCTGAAGTTAAGGTACGCCCATTTTCTGTAAATGTATTATCATTTAAGTAAAATAACTTTCCATTTTCAATAGAAGGGCAGATAACTTTGTTGGAAAAGGGGATTGCGTCAGTACAGCCCCAATATGTCTGTTTGTTATAATCTAACGAACCTCTATTGTGCCAAGTTTCTGTTGAAACATCATATACTAAAGTTATCTCATCTTTTGTAAATGTAAACACTATAAATTCATGTCCCTTTTCTATGTAAGAAAAACATATCACATCTTTTGGATTTTCCAAAATAGAAAGCTGGTAATCAATACCAAAGGTTGATATTTTAGTAGGACTATAAGCACTTGTTTGAAAAATGCTTTTATTATCAGCTATCCAAAATAAACCAGAAACACTTGTACATAAAGAAGTTTTGCTTAAGCAACCCATTTGTATAAATGTTTGATTTATTGGTCTAAACGGCTGCGAAGTTACTGCCGAGTTATACCATATTTCGATAGACTTTTCACCGAGCATAAATAACTGCTCTTGATAAGTAGCAAGAGCAACAATATTATCTGATAACGCTTCCGCAGTAGCAAAATTTAAAGCGTTCCAAGATGAGGTGTCTCTTAAATCAGAAATATAGAACCTTCCTGTCTCTACTTCAGATACTATAGTAAATCCATCTAAAGTAGCAATACCGCTTGCAACTGGAAACGAGGGGTCAGTAATTTGTGCAAAGGTATCAGATTCTTTTTCATAATAAAAAGCTACCCCAGATAAAGTTAGTATCGTAATCTGTTTTCCATTTTCGACTATGGTGACTTTTCCTGGTGCGGTCGTCAATTCTCCAATAGTGGCAACATTAAGATTAGTATCAATTTCATATAAAATAGTTCCAAAAACCACATACAGAAGATTATTCATTACTATTCCGCCATAATATGGATTATAGTTCTCTTCCATAGAAATAAATTCCGTTAACCCAGGAATATTATAAAGTGTAGCAATTTTGAAGGGCGAGTTTTCAGAAGGAATCTCTGGATACATATTATAAAGCTTCTGCGAAGACATTATTTTGCTTTTAGATGGATAAGATGTATGAGTTAAATATAATGGCTCAAGCATAATCCCCTCTATTTGTGTCTGTCGCAGGAGTAAAGTATATAGAAGTATTTTCGTCGTCAAAAGATGCAGCTTCTCTTAAAGCGTTTTCAGATTCAGCTATCAATAATTGTATCTGCCCTTGATCTGATATGGGATAAAACCCATACAGATGAACTGCTAAATTTAGATATAAGGCTTTAAACCATTCCGCAGGAAAATCAAAATCATCAGTTGGATTAGTCATATCATAAAATTGTTCTTGATATGTTAAGTTGACTATATAATTTACACTTGATGGTTGAGGAAACAACCTGACAATACCACTACTTAATAACTTATTATAGTAAATTTTATTTGGGATTCCTTGTAAAGTTTTAACTGGTTCTGCGTCGTAAGTATCACGAGAATTTAATTGCAAGGGGATTTCAGTGGTAGAGTTCATTTTTAATTGTGCATTAATAATATTTTCCACTTTTCCTAATTTTGTTTCATAAACATATACATTGTTCCCAGAGCTAGCATCACTAGTTAAAGAGCTATCTAAACCTATAGTTGTTGAAGAAATACTGCTAATGGTTGTCCATAAAATAGTATTATTGTTTTGAGTAATTCCTATATAATTCCCAACAGCTAGTCCGCTAGCACTTGTTACTTCAATAGAAGAGTCACTACTAGAAGCGCTGGAACTTAATGTAGTGTTTACATAACTTTTAGTAGCATTCGCAGTTCCCAAAATATACTCATTAGTTGAAGAATCTAAAAATAAGGTAGCTCTTCCTGTTTTCCACAATCTGAATCCTTTAGCAAGCCAAGATTTTATCATTATGTTAAGTAACTGCGATCCTCTATTTACTTGATAAGCAGTTAAAGTTGCTCCTTCTGAAATAACTCCTAAACGAGCAAAAGCTAATTCTATAATTTCGTTTTTTGTTACTGTAAATGTATTTGTTTCGGATAATGCCATTTTCTAAAAAATTAATTTAATTTCTTTTAATTCTTCTAAAGTGTTATATTTATCAATATTATTTATTGTATCTCTAGCTAAAATTCTTTTTTCTTTTATTTCTTTTGGATAAGAATTAGGTTGATCTATCTCCCTTATTACATACCAATCAGTTTGTTGTAAATAAGCCAAACATTGTGCTGTTTTGATAGCTTTCTCTTCAACAAGTTTTTGACTATTAGACTTTATATATTCTTGAAAAACGCCATCAATAACGCACATTTTTTTTCCAAAAGATTCTTGATGTTCTTCTTCAGAAATTTCAATATAAGGATTTCCATCAATAGTTTTTTTTTCCGTATCAATTACATTATTTTTGTAATTGATAGATTCAGGAAAATACGCTGCCAAACCATTCTTATTTATTACTTTTATTTTCATTTTTAGTTTTATATATTTTTTTACATTAATTACCTATTACCCACCAAGAAGCTGTATCGCTAGATGATGAAGCATTTGCATTATGAAGAGTGATTTGTGATGTTGATAAACTATATATGTGTATAGGTGCTGTTCTGCCAGTAACAGGTTGAAAAAGACTAGAATTACCAGAATGAGCAGCGTTTGGAAAAGTAATCGGAAGACTAAAGGAAGTTGTTGCTCCGATATTCACTGTTGACCTACCCCATTGAAAAATCAAACCATTAGGTAGATATTGATAGCCGCTTTGCGCTTTACTTGATAAAAAATCCGTTTTAGTTTGCTGGCTAGTAACTACCCATTTAGCTAATGTTGAAGAATATCTCAATTGAATAATATCACTTGTTAAGTCTAGAGTTATATCAGTTCCTATAGGATTAAAAATATTTCCTATATTATGTTTTAAAATAATATTTCTTGCATCGTCAGTTAAACGAATAAAAATAACCTGTCCATCTTGTCCTCCGTTAATTGTATCTAAATCATCACTTGATGCGGAGCTCTCTGTGTCAATAGAATGAGAACTAGAATTACCATTTATTGTAATAGTTCCATCACTTATGGTTAAAGCTGTTGCTGGTCCTGATTGCATTGTTGAGTAGGTTGGATTTAAAACAACAATATTAGAGCCATCATTGATACATAAATATCTTTGAGGTTTGATATCTCCCGCTATTAAACTAACTTTTGTTCCTGCACCAGTATATTTCTTTAATGTAATGGCATCTAAATCTTTTATTTTTAGCGTTGGATTATCTCCACAGGTTAGATTAAAGTCTATAAAAAATGTTTGCTTATTTGAGTAGGAAGAAATATCTACTAAAGGATTCTCTAGAGTATATGCGGTTGATATCCCTGTTGTTAAACCCCAATAAGCTGTAGGAATAGGATCTAAAGAAACTATACTATTAATATCATAATTATCAACTGGATCAATATCTACAATTGCATTAATGTCGCCTACAACACTATCAGTAGTTCCTAAAATCATTCTATACAAAGATGCATCAGAACCCCAAACATCAGTATCTGGCCTTCCTGCAGCATTAAGCACAATTGGATTTGAATTAACTACAGTTAAATCTTCATCTGAATATGTGCTTTTTAAAGTAGTAGTTCCTGTCTCAAAAAAGAAGAGTTTATAACCACTTCCTACTATTCCAAGAGAAGTAAATATTTGTTCTAATCCATCTGTTAATCTAGGCATAATTATTCTATAATTGTTTTTGTTACTGTTGCTGTTAATACAGGAGAAATTTCTTCAATTGCTTGTTCAAAAAGTTTTCTCTGTTCTGCGTCTTTAACATTATTATAAGCTTTTTTTAAAACTTTCAAGCTATTTTCTTTATTTGTCATAGATTTAGCTAAACTATTAGCTGTTTTTTTGTCTAAACCCTTATATCTTTTTAAAAAAAGTTTTTCTAAGAATCTACCTGTCTCAAACATTAAACCTGATTTTCCACCTCCCCCTACAGCCGCTATGCTTCTTCCCATTAAGTTTGGGATTAGATTGTTATCATTTATAACATCAGCATTTGTTAATCCGTATTTTTGCAAAGTTTTATTAAATTGTATTTCATCTACCATTTCTTTTTTAAAAGCATCGTACCCAGCTTTATTATCTTTAAATAATGCTTTTACCTTTAATTTGTCATAATCACTATTAAAAATTGCTTCTGCTGGTTTATTTGCTCCAGCAGTTTTTATGTTTTTTTCTACACTTTCTAGCAATGCTTCTTTTGCACTTGCTCTATATGCCTCTAGCTGTTTTTTACCTAAATTTTTAATCTCTTCCGCAACTTGAGTTTTATTTAAACTATTAAAGTTTAATCCCTTTTCTCCAGCGGAGATTACCTTACTATAATTAGAATAAATTTTATCAGCTTGTTTTGCCTCTGGACTTAATTTTACTAACAAATCATCTATGTTATCTTTTAATGATTTTACATAACCTAATTCACTACTAGAAAATGTATCATAATATTGATTATATTTTTCTTTCAAAATCAACAAATCTTTTGTATCATTTACCCCTTCTTCCAAAGAAAAATCTGATTGAGATTTTTTAAGCAACTTGCTATATACTGGGTTATCTTTAATTTCTTCAAACTGTCGAGCTATCTGTTTTTCTTTGGTAGATAGGTCTTTAAAATTAGTTATTTTTCTATCTATTTTAATATTCTTATCACCTTCTTGCACAATCTTGCTTTTAATCTTAGTAATTGTATCGCCTTTGGTTGTTCCGCCAGTAAAAGAACCAATTTCTTTCTGTGATTGTAAAAATTTATCACCTTCTTTTATTACACCTTTTTCAGTATATTTAGAAATATCTTTACCGCCTTTTATATATTGTTCTGTACTTTCTAAATCGGTTATTAAATCTTTTCTTACTCCACTAGTTTTAGCTTGGTTAGTAAATTTAGTAGTAGCAGGGAGTTCTGTAGTTTTAATTGTTTTATAAGTAAATTGTGGAATTTTTGTAGGATTTTCTCTTACAGCATCATACAAAGGGCTTGTTATAACCTTTCTTTCTGTCATTAAGTCTTCAATGTTTTTTCTTCCGCTTTTTTCCAAAGATATTTTGTTTAAACTCTTAGAAATTCTATCGTAACCTTTTTCTAATCTTCCTTTTGCAAAGTCATTTGCTATTTCCTTAGAATCAGGAAATTTAGATAAGGCTGTTTTGTACATATTAGCAAATTTTGGAGAATCTATATCTAGTCCAACTAGATTACTTGCTCCTTCTTCTAGTTGACTTATTCCTTCTGCTAATTCTTTTTTAGGTATATTTTTTGACAAAATACTAGCAGCATCATCTACATCTGTTACTTTTGCTGGAGCGTTACCTTTGGTAAAGATATTTTTGATCTTGTTTGATACTTTTTCTAATTGACCACCAGCAGCGTTAAGAGTTTTTCCCAAGACGAAACTACCGCCAGCTCCAATTGCAGCATCTCGTGCAGCTTCTTTTCCTCTATTGGTTAAGCCCTCTTCTCCTTTCATTCCCAGACTACTAGAAACACCTCCAACCATAGCACCTTGCTTTACTAAACCAGCACCCTTTCCAATACCCCCATAAGGTAAAGTTTCTCCAACTGCAATGCCTATTTGTTCTCCTGTGGGCAAGTTGGATTGTTTCGCTTTTCTTGCCGCAGCCTGCTTGGTTAATCTTTTGCCAAAAGTTTCTTGACCCAAAACATCTCCATAAACCTTCTTTTCTACTGCTCTAGCAGCTCCTTCTCCTAAATCGGTAAAAGCTTGCACTCCCCCCACTAAAGCATTTCCTAAGCCAGTAGGTATTCCTTTGGCTATATTTGCTGCTCCTGTAGTTATGTTATTTAAAAAGCCTTCCCCTTTGTTTTTTGGTTCTGCTGTGTAGCCTATCTTATTATAAAACTCATCTTTTGAAATATCTGAATAATATTTAGAATAAAAAGCGTCCACCAGCTCTTGATCGCTTAAATCATCATACTGCGGATATTGTTTTCTAATATTACTTATCATCGTATTCCCAATGGATCACTTAAATTATTATTAAAATTCTCTTCTACCACACTTTCTTGATTAACCTGCTCTCTAACTGGAGTATTAACTGTTAATTCTGGTAAGTATCCTTGTAAATTTTTAGGTAAGGCACTTCTTCTTCCTTTGTATTTACTAATAATATTTTTAGCAGCTTTTTTGTTAATTTCTATAATTCTACGCATAGATTTTTCGCTTAAATCTACATTACCAGCAGCCATGTTTGTTGCGAATTCCCTATCTTTATCAGATAAGCCAGTACCAGCACCAAAAGCTTGTATGTACGAAGCAACCTGATTAGCGGCATTGGCAGCGTAGGCTTCTGTATTTGCAATTTCATCTTCATCTACATCAAACCCTACTTCTTTTAAAGCTTTACCAAAGCCTACTCTAAAGTTAGCTCCAAATCCAGTAGTAACTCCTTCATCTAATAGTTTTTCAGCATTATCTATAGAAACTAAACTTTGTTGAGCTTCCTCCGCTTTAACTCTTAAATCATCAAGAGCTGCAGCTTGTTTATCTCCTAATTTTTGTGCTAATTCAGTAGAGGCTTCAATTTCTCCTTTGTTTGATAAATAGCCCTGTAATGGAACAACATTTCCTTGAGCATCAAATCCAAGTCCTTCACCAACTGTATTTCTTTTTACATTTAGATATTGAGCTTTCTTTTCTGGAGCTAATTTTTCAAAATACTCAAACTCCCTAACTGCAGCAGGAGAGGAATTTGCTGTTGGTTGTCCGCCTATCCCCGTTGGAGTAAGATCTCCTGTAACCGTATTGTAATTTTCCAATCCTCGTGCAGTTTCCTGTAAATTGTAAACAGTATT